TACAGAATATGATGCTGATGTAGAGCCTGTTATTGATCCTAAAGCATTTATATCTGATTGGTATGTTTGTATTTGAGATACTTTTTCGATAAAATTTTCAATTCTTTTTTTAGCAGAAGAAAAGTTAACAAATTCATCAAATGTATCATATGAATAATTAGGTGTTATTTGAACACCTTTTTGATTCAATATATTTTGAAGACTGAATACAGAACTTGTTGAAGGGGAAGATAATAAATCAGATTTTGATAGTAATGTAGTTGAGTTATTAACAAAATCTTTTATATTAAGGTTTGTATTGGGTCCTTGAAGGTATGTTAAAGTATCCAAAGAAAACGGTGTATCTTCAAAGGAAACATTAAATGCTTGGGTCTCAGCTACTTTTGTAACAACATATACCTCATCTTTTACTTGATATTGATCAGGTAAAGCATCATACAATTTAATTAAAACAGAGGATTGAGAACCAGATGTTTCTAATTGAGCATTAACCCCTATTTGATATTCATTATTTCCAAAACTAATATAAAACTCATCAAAATATGCTGGGTTATTTAATTTAGTTGAAAATTCTGTAAATGAAGAAGATATTTGTTCATTTGTAATGAAATTAGATTTTAACCTAAGTTCAGTTCTGTTTGAAGATATATCTGATATGTAATATGTTTGTGTAGAATTTGAATTTAATTCTGGGTTTATAAAGTTATAAACTGTATATAAACTTCCAATATCAAATCCACTATCAAAAATATCTTTTGAAGGATCTAATCCTATAATATCTGTACTAGTTAATGTTGTTGTACTAGAATTTTGAGTAATGGACCAATCTCTAAAATCATAATTTGAACTTAAAAGAGAAACATTAGCATCATATATATAAAATTCAATTTTATTTTTTTCAGGAATAAATGATCCAACTAATTCTTGACTAGGAATTATATTTTGATCAGTTAATTCAAACCCATCATTAAATAATGTTTCTGGGTTAATTTGAATTATAGATGCTGAAATTGGGATTGTCATTTATATTATTGTTATTTTAAATAGTTGTTACTGTTTGTGTTGCATTAAAAACTGTTTCTACACCTAATGCTGGTTGGGGGCGAAATTTAGGGTCTATTGATTGTACTATACTAATTTGTTCTTGTCTTAATGATAAATTTTCTTGTCTTAAAGCTGCTATTTCATCTAATAATGCTTGAATATCTTCACTATTAGCTTGAAATCCAACATAATCACTACTCTCTTTTATAAGGTATGTGTGTGAATTTACTTCTCCTTCTTTCGGTATTTGAAAGAAAAATTTCTCATATAATGTAAAAAAATCTTCTACAGTAGCCAAATTTAAATCGAAAAAAGTAGGATCTGGTTGGGTTACTAATTGGGTAAAACTAGTATCTACTGTTTCATTAAATTTTTTCTTATCAAAAACTTGTCTATTTAAATTTACATTCATCCATTGATCACTTTAAACATTATACCTTCATCAAATACTATTGTATTTCCACCTATTACTGTTTGAATTAAAACCGTATAATATCTTTCTGGTTCTAATCCATTCATATATAAATCAAAATAACTACTAGTATTATCAGCACTTATACGGGTATAAATAGGGTCAAAATCAACTATTATTTCATTTGTTTCAGAATCTTTTATAGAATATAAAGAAATATTAGCTGGGAATGTATAATTTGTGGTATAATATGAGGATGTTGAAAATACTCTAGGTGGATATTTTGGTACAGCTGCTAATCTAAATCTTGCTATACTTTCAGGATAATATGTACCTGCATTGTTATACAGGGAGACAAATGCTTCGTCTGTTGAAAGAGTAGTTAAAGATGAAGTATATGAATAATCATTCCATCTAAATTCTAGACAAGGTGGATAGATTGTATTTGTATCAATTGAAAAATATTTAAATGTAGCTTGTCTAGCTTCATCATATATAAATTCATCTGTGCGTTCTTGTTTAACTATAAATCCATTATTAGGTAAACTTCCACTATACCATGTCAAAACAGTATTAGTAACATCTACTTTAATATCAACAGGATCAGAATATGCAAATGATTGTGTTTGAACTATATTTAATCCTAAAGCAGATCCTGTATACCAAGTACCACCACCGGATTTTGATCCTGAATATGAAGCGGTAGCATATGTTCCAAAACTTGAAGTTGTCCAAGCGTTTGTGCCACTATAACTTCTCCAAGTCCAACTTACACCATTTGTAACATTTGGACTATCTTTAAAATGTCCTGTTCCCATTTCCCAACTTCCTGAAACTGGGTAGAAATATAATTCTGATTCAACATTTAATCCTGTTACTAGTGCTGCTGAATTTCTTAAATATGTTCTAAAACTTGAGCCTGATACTTTAGTGTTTAATATATCACTAATTTCACTATCTGAAAATTGAATAAGATATCTACTAACTTGAGGTGCGTCTTGACTAATGTATGTTGATGCTTCTATTATAGAATCCAATCCAGTATTCATGTCTGGAAATTCTGTATAGATTGAAGCATCTTTAGTAGGAAAAATTTTATATACTGCCATGGTTTAATTTTATTATAATGGTACTACACGACCTTTAATATCTTGGTTAGGGTATTTTACTTCAAAAATCATTGGGTCTATTGAAGGATAAACTACATCATTTAATGTAGCTCCAGGAACATCATATGCGTAATCGCTATATCCTAAACTTAAACCTGTTAAATTATTTATAGAAACATTTTTAACTGTTTGAACTCCTTCTACTTTATCTAAAAGAATATATAAATCTTTTAATATGATAGGTTCGTTAATTTGCCATTTATCTATATTAAAATAATCAGCTAATGAATTTATACATTTAGTTAATACTTCACTGTTATTATAATTTGGTAATACTATAATATTAAATGTTACTCCAATATTAATAACAAATGCATCTTTAATTCTTATAGAATCATTTATCATTCTGTATTCTGAGAGATATGTTTGTAAGTTTTTCTTTAGAGTAGATGATGCTGTTCTTAAATTTTTATTTATATCATAAGATAAAACATATAAATCAAGAATTGTAGGTAGTTCTCCTAGTTGATATTCTCCTATTTTGCTAGGTTGAGCGTGGGCTTTGGATATTACCCCCAAATTAGAAGGCATAGATAATGCTCTAACTAAATAATCTTGTTGTGTAACAGTTCTTAATTGATTTTGAAAATTACCTAAAGCATTTTGTCTTAATTCTTCAATAGTATCTCCATCTTGTCCACCATCAGCTGCTAATGGGTTATTTGAAGCTAGTGAATTAAAAATAGTATTAGCCAAATTACCAGCATTAGATAAATTTGGTGTCAAAAATACAACATTGGTTGTATCTATATTAGTTAATGTACCAGAATCAACATTTGATTGCACTCCTCCTCCTGTTAAATATCTTACTGTTAAAGTAATATTTGATGGTGCTATACCATAAGTACCTGTAAATACAAAGTTTGTAGGAGAAAATGCTGTTGTTATTTTAGTTTTCTCAAACGGTAAACCTAAACCTACATTATCTGGGTTAGGGATAATTTCTTCATCTGTTAAGCTAGGGTCTCCAGCACCAAATTGTAATTGTAATATTCCTTCATTTAAGAATCTAGTAGCGAATCTTCTTTGAACTTGTTTTAATTGTAATAAATAAGGTACTTCAGTATCTGAAGAGTAATTTGGGTCATTAAAGTTTGTATTTCTAATAGTATCAAATACATTTTCTTGGGCTAGATTAGGTACTTCATACCATATATTTCCATTATTATCCACTACATCTAAAATTCCTATTATATTTGTAGCATTTAAATCACGAGTATCAAATTTTACAGGTGATGTAAAAGTAAATGTCGTTGTATTAATTGTAGCTGAAATCGATTTTCTTGTTTTCTTTAAAAGATAATAAGTTGGTTGATTTCCAGATATTTGATAAACTGAAACTTCAGTTGGATCCATTGAACTTGAAGCTGAAAAATCAACTACATCTTGAATTAAAAATTTTACCCCACTATTATTATTAGCTGAAATTTGAGTATTTTCTGGGATTTTTAGACAATAATCAAAATCAGGAATTGTAGTACTTCCGCTAACTTTAGCTGGTAATTGTTGGTAGAAATCAATATCAACAGATGCAGCTGTAGTTACTTTAGGGACATATCCCAAAAGATATGATAAGTTATATAAATTTTCAGTTTGACGAGCATACTGGATAAATGTTTCTTGTATTTGATTATCTATATAAAAAGATAAAACATCTCCCACATATGCTGACATCTCCATAAATAACATACCTGTGGATGTCTCTGAAAAATCGTTATATGTGTTTGGGAAATAAGTTTTAGAGTATTCTATCAATGCATTTCTAAAATCATTGAAATCTCTATCTATGTATCTAATATCTCTTTTTAAATTGGCCATCTTATTGTAATAGTATGTTTATGTTATCTTCTATTCCAAAATTTATAATTTCGTATGTAAGAATAAAGTTTATAGTATTTTCATCTGGGGTGTTAACAAAATCAATTTCTCTTACAACTATTTGTGGAAAATAAAGTGCTATGTTATCTTGAATTATAGCTTGTAAATCTTCTAATGACGATTCTACTATATTTTCAAATAATAGTACTCTCAAATTAGCACCAAAATTAGGATT